TGTGATCGCCATTTTAAAGTCTCCTTATTGCGTCAGCCAGTTCAGGGTGCCCAGCGTCTCTTAGGGCATTATACACAGTTGTGCGGTCACTGCGAATAGCGTCTCGCATATAAAAAGCAACGACCTTTTCCATGTGTTTTTGAAACGCTTTAGCTTGATCTCGTATCGCAGGATGTGCTCCGTCCGATACGCTAATCAATTTTTCTACACAGCGTTCAGCAACTTCGTCAGGGGTAAACCCCCTGTTTTCTGTAGTTTTTACCGTTAAGAAAGGCTCTTCCGGTATGCTAACATCTATCTTAAACATTACTGTTTAGCCCTTATAACTTGCCCAACACGGTAATCTTGAGTCGGCTCTTTGGCCTCTCCAAGTAATTTCATCCCCATCAAGCTTTCCTGAAAACGCTTGTCATAGAGAGCCATAACATCCTGTTCTCCCTTCATAAAGATGTAAGCTTCTACTAACGCACCGTACAAAAGCGCAAGTTCGGCGTTTATACTTAGCCACGTTGTGCCACTTCCCGCCCCGGCAGTAATACTGGCAGGCCTGTAAAAGTAATGTAACTCAACGGCGTAATTGGAATTAGGGGTCGGACCGACAAGAAAATTCGAAACGTCGAATTGAGCATAATATCTAGGAGCACCCGCCGTAGAGGAATCCGGCGTAAACGTTTGAACAAAGTTAACGTCTTTAAACTCTAGAAAGTTTTTATCGCTAGACCCATCAGTGTAGGAAAGCGAGTAAGGCGCTAAAAAATCACTGGGACAGTTTAAATACTTGTTGTTTTGAGTCAAAGTAGCCGTCTGGTTCCGTCTAAAGAAGTTTAATTGAACGGCTTTTAAAATTCGCTCCTCAGAAGCACGAATAAAGAACGGTAAATTAGAAACAAACGAAGTTTCGCTGTTTTCGGTGTAATCCTGAATGGCTTGCTTTAGCTGATCGTATGTAAAACTCATGTTATAACCACCGTTACTGTGCCCACAGCCCCAAGAAGAGCGTCTGTGTCATCTAGTTCTGTCGGCATTTGAGCCACCGCTGAAGTAGACCAATTTCCGTTTCCCAAATAAACAATCCCATTTGTAGTTACGACCATAAAAGGTGTTTCTGGGTTACTAGGCTCGGGCCTAGCGTCTTTTAAGGCTTGAGCGTCGGACACCTTTCTAAAGGGTCCTAACTGGGGCTGCTTTGTCTCAAACTCATCTCTTCCCACAAGCAGGCCGTTCCACTCTTTGCGCATGTCTTTATACCGATACCGAAAACCGGAACGATCAGATATAGCGTAAGAGTTTTTACCTGTGGCGAACTTAGACATCGCTAAACCCTAAAATATTCGTACCGAGGTACGACGTTAAAAGAAGCTCTATCCCGATCTTCTGTCATAGCGCGTTCAAACTCTTCTTCATACGCGGCTTTTAATATTTGAATTCTTTGTGGAGCGCGTTTTATGGCAATATAATACGCTAAACCTGCGGCCAAGCATGGGTAAAACCGGAACGGCATGTCCGCAGTGTTGATAAACGTGTCAGCGTCTTGCATTCGAGTTAAAGCATCATAAAAAACGATGTCTGTATCGTTTTCCGGAACAGGCCAAAGTTGTAGCGTCGGGGTTATTTGTCTGTTTAAGAAAAATTGAGACGGACGTCCTTGAGTGGTTTTGTTTGGAATCGTCAAAAACTCTTCCCTACTGTACCTATCAAGCGCGTAATCAGTGTTATCCCGCCGGACTATTACAGAAAGAACATCAATAACGTCCGCGTCAATCGCATAGTTTCCTGTGCCTTGCGTAACTGCTTGACTACGTTGTTTTATTGTCCATTGATTTAGACCACGGTTTGCCCACTCCGCAAGCATAAGGTTTAAAGACCGTTTTGCAGTCTTTAAATCATACCCCGTCCGGACCTCTAAGCCACACCGTTCAAAAGCCTCTTCAATGTACTCTGCAACGTCTAGTTCAAAGTCTGCTGTTCCAGATAACGCCATTTTAACCTACTTTTTAGATTTACGAACGGCTCCACCGCTACGAAGTTTCTTAACCATGCCGCCACCGCGCATCTTCTTAACCATGCCGCCACCGCGCATCTTCTTTGCCATGCCGCCGCCACGCATCTTCTTAGGTTTCATCGCCATTTTTTAGTCTCCTGTACAGTTTTTCACGGTTAAAGTATATTTCTGTAGAGTTGTATTCACTGTCATAGCTATCATAGTATCCCTTTTTGTCCAACCTGTTTGCGGCTTCCTGCAACTTAGAAAGCCTTTGAACAAAAATCATGCTATATTCATCGTCAACGTCATAATTAAAAGTAACGTCTTCCACAAAATCGCTCGGCTCATCTTCCGGGTTAAACCCCATTAACCAAATGTCTTTGTCTATAAACATACCTTCAGAAATTCTAAGATTTAAATCGTCCAAATATTCGTGAAAGTCTTCGGGATTCTTTGTGTTTTTTAAGTCAACAATAATTACCAAATCAAACGCGTCATCAAACATAGAAATGCACGAATACAGGGTCTGATAGGAGTCTTCTTTTTTAAAAAGTATTGAAACCTTGTCTTCTAACCACGCCGTTCTTGCAAACGGACACGGTGGAAGTCCGTTAAAATGCACACTAGGTTCTTCTAACGCCGCCTTAGACCAACACATAATTTCAGTGACCAGAGCTTTTTCCGTAGGATCACTGTAAAAATCTAAGTTCATCCCTGAGTCACCGAACCTTTTGTTCTCTTACGACGATCCGCCAAGATAATGCCGCAACCCCTTGCCACAGCCGTTCCGGGTTTGGATTTACCGTTAAAAGGACGTTTTGCTTTAGTTGCAGACACTTCTCCACCATAGGCCAAACGAGTTACTTTGGCGGCTTTTGTATTCGAAACAACTTGCTTTCCTTTAGCGCCTTCACGCTTTTTCTTGCGAGCAGTCGAAGCTCGTTCAGACTTGCTAAGACTCTCTGCTTTAGATCGTGGAAGGCATCGATCAGGGTTCTTTTTATTTTTAGAAGTCCCGCACTTGCCTGCGATATTACCTTGGCTGTCAATTCTGACCCAATCTTCATCAACCCAATCCTTTAATTTTCCCATTACGAGCCCTTCCGTTTTCCGCCTTTAGATTTTTTGGCGTAATTAGGGTCTTTGCAATACTTAGAAGCCGCCATATTGGCATAAGCAGAAGGGTAAGTGTCAAAAGTTCGTTGTGCCCAAGCTTTACCTTCCGGACAAATCTTACTGCCCTTGCTTTTGGAGGAAGCTTTTTTAGATTTCCTAGAATATGCCATGTTACCAAGCCTTACAGGACCAATACCGGGCCGTGAATTTGTCTTTTGCAGTGTCACACGAGTGCCGAGCCCTAAAGTTCTTGCGGCGACCGGGCTGATCCTTTTTTATGGACATGTTTTGGTCGCCAAACCTCACAAGCTTTATTTCGCTGCCCTTTTTAGCCAAAACTGCGCTCTTTTTAGACGCGTTAGGGGTTCGTTTAGGTTTATTAAAGCCGGGAAAAGTCTCCCCCCGGTACTTTATTTTACCGGAAGGAGTTCTAGTTACGTCTTTTGTCGTAGCCATAGCTAACCTCAGTTAAAAAACACAGTGATGTTATCCATATCAGTAAGTTCTGCGTAACAGCCGCTGTCAAACAGTATTCCTTCATCTGGAATATAAATGCTGTCATCCGTATTTTGATGAAAGCCCATCCTAAGTTTAATTTCAGCCGAAGCGCCGCCATTTCGAAGGATAAGCTCTCCGGTAACCGCGTTAGAGTGATAATGAACGGCTTTAACCCGAGTTCTGCCTGCAAAAACATTACCCGAAGCCGTTAAAAACGTTGTTTTTACATCAGAAGCCATGCTTAACCCTCTTAGCTATAGAATACCGTCACCGACGTACAAGCAGTAAAAGTCGCAATATAAATATCGCTTACTCTAATGCCTTCATCCGGAATATTTACGGAATGCGTGTCCGAAGCGTCTAAATCCATGTCCAAAACAGTGGTGCCCCCATTGCCGTCTGAGATAGTTAGACGAGGGGTTCCGGTAGTTGTTTTAACTTGAACCTGACGTATACGCGCAGGACCGACACCAGCGGAACCAGTGGCCGTTAACCGTTTTGCTCTTACATCAGAACCAGCCATTAAAAGCTCCTATTAGCTAAGTGCTGCGCCAACAGCCGTTACCCAAGCTGCGCCTGTATTAATAACGATGCAATATTCGTTGTTACCAGCACCATTGTCGCTAACGATGTAAGCTGTGCCAACTGCAACATCACCAAATGCAGGGAGGTTAGCAGTAGTAACTACGGGGATTTGGAAACCATTGTTGGAACGAACGGGTCCGGAAAAAGTTGATAAAGCCATGTGATTCTCCTGTCGTGGCTAGTGTCAGCCGCACCTTGCGACTGTCAGGGATAAAGCCATTATACAGACTATTTAAACAAAAGAAAGGGGCCACCGAAGTAGCCCCAATCCAACATAACAAAGTTAAGTTATTAAGCTGCGCCCGGAGTACCGAACACTGAACGCCAATCGGATACACCGAAAGAGTAACGCTCGCGAGCTTTAAACCGCATGTTCCCTGTATCGAAATCGCCTTCCATGGCAGTCTTGATCGGTGAACGGTTGAAGTATTTAAAGCCGTTTGGTGCGTCAGTCTTGATGAAGTATGCGTCGCTGTCGTTCAGGAAGTGGTTAACCACTGCACCTTCAGGCAACATACCCATGGACTTCATAGCGTTGTTGTCGTTATCAGCTGTTCCGCTACGCAGATTTGAGTTGATAACACGCTCGGCAATAAACTGAAGTTCTTTTGGAATGATGAGTTTCATACCACGAACCGCAATTTTAAGGCCACGCTCATCGGTCAAACCAGCAATGTCGATCAGCATTTGCTCAAGAGAAGTCTCGTTGAGATCAGCTGCAACAGCCAGAAGGTTGGTCTGGTTGCCGGACAAAGATGGGTGAGCCGCAGAACATAACGCCGCGCCGTCGCCAAGGGCGTTTCCGCCCGCCGCAGAAAACGCGTTGTTGAGAATAGCAGCCGCTTTGATCTGCTTTGTCTGCGCCATAGAGCGAGCCAGAGCTTTGGTGTAACGAGACGCCAAACGATCATAGAGGTTATCCTCAATAGCTTCCTCAGTGATAGAGAACGCCAAAGCGATAGTTTCGTGAGTATACCGCGCTGTGTAGGTCTCTTGAGCATCGTCAAAGCTGATGGCTGTGCCTTCGCCTTTAACAGGTGCTGTTGAGAAGCCCCCGAGCATCACTTCTTCTTCGAATGCTCGGTCAGAGCTTTCTTCTTCGAAGATTTCGCCATGTTCGTTTTCATAACGGTCATATTCCAAGCCAAACAATGCGTTAAGGCCGGGTTCTAGTTCTTTCGCTAATTGCGCGCGAGAAATAGCCATTTGTTAAATCCCTTCCTTAAACGCCAGTTGATGTCGCAGTAGTCTGCGAATCGAAACGGCTAGTGTTTGCATTGTAATGAGCGTTTATGCGTACAATCATAGGAATACCTGCCGCAGCAAAGTCGCTGTTAGCTTCGTCATCCATAATGCCTACAATGCGAAGCGGAAGCGTCGCTGTAGTATTGATTGTTGAAACACCCAAAGCGGAGTTAGAACTACCGTTTTCGGTAGAGCCAGTGCGCGCGGACGTACCCAAAGATGCGTTAGCAAAAACCGCTGCTTGCGCAGTAGCCCGGTTAGTCAAAGACGCGTCAGACGCTACTTTGAACAACTGGTTTGGATTGTCTGCAACAAAAGCTTTTACAGGGTAGTTAGTGTCTACGCTAACGGCACCGGAACCGGGCCAGTAGTTTAGAAACACAGGCTTTTTTTGTACAGAATCTTGATATTCTACACCCATCAGGACACCCAACGCAGGAGTAGTACCACCGTTAGTGGCACCAGCAAAATTAACAACACCGTCCGCCGTAGGAACAACGATACCGTATTGAAAAATTGCGTTAGTGTTGTCAGAAGCGATTTCATACTGAGTTACCCCAGTTGAGTTTGTCGCAGAGCCAACAAGACCGATAGGACGAAGACCATAGGCAGTGTTTTGATTTGCCATTTGATTTTTCTCCTAAAAAGGAGGCCCTTATTTTCGAGGACCGCCAAAGGTTACACGAGATTGACGATCCGGTTTAGAGATCGTCATGGTTGAATGTGCGTTCTCTCGCATCATGTCCGAATCAACCGCCTGTAACTGGTCATTGTTGCGTTGAGCAAAATAATCAGTCCGTTCTTGGATTGTTTCGACCGGAATGCGAGCGAGCAACAAGCCACCCACTCCAAACACACCTTCATATTTTCCTGAATCAATTACCGGGGATTCAAAGTCAGGGTATTCATCCTCGCGGACAAGTTCCCAACCTTCGCGCAACTTGGCGCTGATGTTTTTTCGATCATCAAAACCGCGCGTTTCGGCACGAATCCAACGATGTTTAAAACCATCCGGTGCAGGCGGTGCATCTAACATGGACGGTGGAGCCCACGGCTTACGCGTTGCCGTCTTCTCTCTAGTTTGGTTTGCGCGAGAAGTGCGGTCGATACCTTTTTCATTTGAATTCGTCATCTTCCTTACTCCTTAACGTATTTCGCGTATTCTTCTAGCGGCACACCCAGTTTTTTCGCTATTGCGACTTGGCTCGGGGTGAGTCGAACCTTTTTCCCACTACTGCGTCCAGCACTTGATCTTGAAACCCCAGCAACCGTCTGAACGGGCCGTCTGCTAGAATTGTTTGAAGGCATATTGAACTTGCGAGCAATACGACTGTCAAGCTCACTATAGTAGTCATCGGACTGCGGGTCAAACCCTTCGTCTTCAACTAGCGTTTTGTGAATCCCAAAAGCCGCGTAAGTCATTGCATCATCAGAACCAAACCAAGAGTTTTTCTCCGCCCACTCCTCGGCTTTTCGGTCAGGCCGACGCATTTGTTGGGGTTGAGCCGCCTGTTGTTGGGGAGCCGCTTGCTGTTGAGTGCGCTGCGCTTGAGCGCGTTCTTGTTGAATTCGCGCCTGAGAAGCGCGATCATTTTCAATGGACAAAGCCGTCAGCTTACGATTAGCCTCAACCGCCGCCTGAGTGTCACCCATTTCCATGGCACGGGCATACTCCGCTTCAGCTTGGCTTAGTTGAGTTGTTACACGAGTAGTGTACTCATTAACGTAGCTGCTATCTAAGCTGTCCATACGAGCCTTGAGAGTTTCAGCCTCCGACTGCTTCTGCTTGGCGTAGTTAATGGCCTCTTGTTCGCGGCGCTCGGCCTCGCGCATCTTTTTAGTAAGACGGTCAATTCGCTTTTGAGTGGCGTTTTCCGCCCTGTCAAAAGAATCTTCCTTGCCGCTATCTTCTTCAGAAGCCGTGTCGGGGAGCTCTACATCTGTAGCCTCTTCCGCAGTTAGGTCTAGTTCAATTTGGTTTTCGGTAGACATTAGTTACTCCTAGAAATGTAAAACATCTTCGGGATTTTGGATTTTAGCCAAAATCTCATCGTCGTTCAGAATTCGAACTTCTCCGCCATCAATGCGGAAACGAGAACCCGCGTACCGGGCAAACATTACCCAATCGCCTTTCCCACACCACGGTCCATGCGGGAACTTGCCCTCATCACCGTAAGCCAGTTCTCCAACCTTGAGAACATAGCCAACTTGAGTGGAAACTGAGTTTTCTTCGACAATTTTATCCGGAAGATAAATACCACCCTCGGTCTTACCCTTACCACGATATGGAAGGATTAAAAGACGCCAGCCCGTAGGCGAAGGCATTCTATCTAAAAGATTTTCCCCGATTTTTTCAGGGTCTAGCACTTGTTCTGCCCGGTCTACATAGGCTTTTCCGAGACCCGCAACGGCCTCCTGTGCTGCTTTCAAGTCTATTCCTTGCGCTTTAGTCAATGCTACGCTCCTGTTTATCTAGCAGGCCCTTGAGTTCCTGTTCCACGAAATTTAGGGCATCTAAGTTGCCCATAAGCTCTCGATATTGCTCTATAGACTTCACATTTCCATACTGCATAGTATCGATTATGTTCTGTCGTCGTTCTCTTAACATGCGAAAAACAGCTTCCGCAATAAATATCTCATCCATTCCCACAAAATCCCACTTTATCTGATACCGACACTACCGGGATTTAAGGGAAAGGCAAGAAGATTTAATCCTCCATTAATTCAAAGTGAGGCGCATCGATAAATGGACGACGGCCCTGTGAACGGCGCAAGTCTACATATTCGTTCATGGCTTCTTCTGCCGTGCCTTCATAGGCCCCAATATCGTCAATATGCCAAGCCGCGCCCCAGCGAAGCTTAACACCGCAATCCTTGGCGGCAGCTTTCATGGCGTCCGCGATCTCATCATAAAGATTCAATTCCCATCGGCCCCCGTCAATATATGCCATTAAATCAACGGCATAGCCCCCAAGGTGCTTGCTCTTCATTGTCTGCGAAGCACCTTTCGCGACCAACGCTTCCTGTTCCTTGCGAGTTCTTAGCCCGCAAATCACGCTGAAGTCCTGTTCGCTAATTCCAATAGCCATGCGGACAACAGCCTGCAAAGCGGGATCAACCCCCTCCAGCTTTTCGTTACTACGGTTTCCCAGTTTGTATGTCATTTCATATCGCCTTTCATGTTCAGTAGCCCGTTATGGTCACGATCAATATATTTCAGATCATTTTCGACCAAAGCTATGCGCTGTTTGAGCTTGTTAATCTCATTGATGGTCATCGCCATACTCGCGTGTTCATCCCAAAGTTCGTCTATAGCATACCAAACATCTTCTATTTCTTCAGCGTTGGACTGCACATCACGTTTGAGATTGATGTTGTCTTCTATAGCCATGCGTGAGCCGATTTGGCCTACCGTCTCTTCTAGGCTGGCAATGGTAGCGGCCTGTTGGCTTACCCACCACACACCCGCCGCTAGTTGGACGGCCATAGCTGCGACAAGGGCCACAGGTAATTTAAGGTTTTCCATCACTTCCTCTTAAACAAAGCCTGCGCGCCGCGGACACCGAAGCTGGCGCTTATGGCGATACCTAACGAATAAAAATACCAGTCCGGCGCTTTGGAAAGCTGCTCAAACCCACGATCTACCCAGCCTTCTGCACCGGGTATGAAGGCCAAAACAAGCGGGATTGACAGAACAATTACGAACCATTCGTCTTTCCAGCTTGACTTAGAACCCTCTGCCATGATGCGTTCCCAATCGGCAACACTAGTCTTCTCCGAAAGAAGTATTTGTGCCTTGGCCTTCGCCTCGGTCAACTTTAACTCCGCAGCGGCGGCGTTCTTGTCAGCTTTGCCTTGGAGCCACGATCCCGCAAGGTTAGCTACTGGACCTATCAGTGCCTGTATCATTTCTTAGACTCCATCGCATTAAACCCGAAGTAAGCAGCGACAACACCCGATGCTGCAACCACATACACTGTGGCTATGTCAGCAATTAGATTGGCGGCAGTGTCTAGGCTCAACGCAGAGGCCGCTACAATAGCGAAAGGGTACAGCAACATACCAGCGGCGCAGGCCGTAGTTAAACGCCTCTGCGTGTCTCTCTTGGCGTCAGCGTCTTCCATTCGGCGGCGGCGATCCTCCAGCATAATCTCATGCTCAACCGGATCAATCTTGCCATTCCCGTTCAGATCGTACTCATTCGGCATCTTCTAAACTCCTTGCGTACTCTACAGCATATCGTTTGTGGTGCGTTATTATAACTACTTTTCCATATTTGTCATATATAACGTAATCCCCACGCTTATTCCGGTATAACCTCAAAACAATAAACCACCGTAGTACTGTTTGTTATCAATACTTTAGCGTCCTCTAGCGCATCTTTGCACTCAGTTTCAGTAGATAACTGAGCAAG